AAGATATACCAGCACCCTTCCAAAGGTATATAATATACAAAGCATCAGGTAGAGCTGCAGTACAATTAGTATCTAATGCAGATCTACAAAAAATGTTATCAACATATGAAGCTCAATCTAGAGCAGCATGTATGGAATATGAATGCAATCAAGGTGACCATAACTTTGCTGGATGGCCAGATGAATCTGCATATCAATCTTATAAACCTTATACAGCACTAAGACGCTAATGGCAAGTGTTACACAGAAAATAGGAAACTACGTGTTAGGGATGTCTACACAACCTGACGAACGTAAAATTGGAGGACAAGTAGTAGATTTAAAAAATGGTCTTCCTGATGTTGTGAGACAATTAGAAAAAAGACCTGGTACTTCACTAGTAAAAGATATAACTACTACTAGTAATCCATATGGAGATAGTAAAACTTACGCTGTAGATACAGGATCACATTCTAAGTGGTTCAATATTTATACTTCAGCTGAAGAGCAATATATAGGACAAGTTACTAATGCTGGTGTTGTTAACGTATGGAGATGCAGTGATGGTGCATCAATACCTGTTGATTACTCTTCTGTAACTGGTACAAACAAAGCAGATTACTTAGATAATTCAGGATTATCAGATGAAAAGTCTTCTGATATTCAAGTTATGACTATTAACGAAACCACCTTTTTCTGTAATAGGCGTAAGAATACAGCAATGAAGACAACGCCTTCTTTCTTATCCCCACCATTAGTTAATGAGGCTTATATTGAACTTGATAATATATCCTATGGTAAACAGTATGCATTAGATATATATGATCCTACAAGTAATACAACATATACACATACTAGAGCTACTGGTATAGTAGTTGATGAAACAATTAGTTACAGTGGGTCTAGTAACGGTGACTGTCAAGGTATGGGAAGAGAAACAGTTAACGTTAGTACAGGAACAGCTATATGGTCTACTTCTCCTCCTAACGCAAGTTCAGGTGGTAAGAGTAATCTTAGATATGAGATGGACACACGCTGTACACCTCAACCAACTGATGACTCAGACGCTGACAACTACCATGATTCATATCAACCATATGCTAAGTTACAGTTTGGTGGTGAAGGGTGGACAACAAATGATACCCATCAATATACTTCACAGAAAGGTGTAACAACTACTGTTACTATTAAAAGTCATGTAAATGTTATATCTAGAGCTAATATAGCTATGGTTAGACCAGCTCCTACATCCTCTAATGCAGAAGAACATGTATCATCTGGTGGTGTATTAGGTGATATAAAGACAGCCTTAGATGCTATCTCTGGTACAGGTATTACAGCAACAATTGTAGGGAATGGAATACATTTATATAGAGCAACTCCTTTTGGTGTAACAACACCTGAAAGAACTCTAATGAATGTAATAACTAGTGAAGCAAATAATATAGCTGATCTACCACGTACATGTCGTCATGGATATACTGTTCGTATAGTTAACAGTGGTGAAGATATGGATGATTATTACCTTAAGTTTCAAGCTGAAGGTATAGCAGCTGAGATTGCACAGACAGGTACTTATGCTAGATCAGGGAATACCATAACTATAACTGCTAATGCCCATGGATTAGAAAATGGGGATCAAGTTATTGCAAGCTTTACAAGTGGAGCTGCTACTGATGGTTATTATACAATAGCAAATAAAACAACTAATACTTTTGAAGTAACTGACTCAGCATCAGGTACTATCTCAGCAGGTGAGACTGTATATTTCCAACCCGCTCGATTTGGAGAAGGTGTCTGGGAAGAGGTATGTGAACCAGGTATACAAATTCAATTTGATAATGATACTATGCCATTAAGCCTTACCAGAGTTTTACCTGGTACTTATGCTATTAATGGTGGTTCTAGTAGAAACTATACAAACGGTACATTTAAGTTTCAGTACCCTGATTGGGGAAAACGTGATGTAGGTGATGATATAACCAATGCACCTCCTTCTTTTGTTGGGTATCCTATACAAAAGATGTTATTCTTTAGAAATAGAATTGCATTATTAAGTGCTGAAAATGTTATACTATCTAGAGTAAATGATTTCTATAACTTCTGGGTTAAGACTGCTATGGCTATCTCCAATGCAGATCCTATTGATTTACAATCCAGTTCTACATATCCTACTAAATTATTTGATGCTGTTGAAACAAATACTGGTCTAGTAATATATAGTGCTAGTGAACAGTTCTTATTAAGTTCAGGTGCAGAAGCTTTGCTTACCCCTGAAACTGCTAAGATAAGTTTCCTAGCTTCTTATGCGTTTAATCCAGATACTAATCCAATCAGTTTAGGTACTACTATAGGATGGATAAATAGTACAGCAAAGAATGCTCGTTTCTATGAAATGGCAGGAGCTAATACTAGAGAAGAACCTCAAATACAAGAACAAAGTAAAATTGTAGCAGAATTATTCCCTACAAATATTACACTAATGGATGCCTCACCAGAGAATTCCTTGCTTTTATTTGGTACAGATAGTACGTTACATACAGCAACTAAAGAAGTTTGGGGATATAAATTCCATCAAACTGATAAGGGTCGGAATCAAAGTGCTTTCTTTAGATGGACGTTTCCTAATAATATTATATATCAATGTATATTAGATGATAAATTTTATCTAGTTTTAAACAATGGCTCAAAATATACATTAGAAAAATTAGATATCAAATTAAGATCTGATACTGATTTAATAGGTGATGAACCTGATGTTAATAGAGTATATCTAGATACAAAGAAAACAGTTGCATCTGGGGATCTGACATATAATACAGCGGCTGATACTACTACCTTTACATTAGGCTCTGGTTACTATAGTTCAAATACTTTAACAGCTTATTGTGTTACATCAAGTGATGCAAGAGGTAAAAGTTATGATATTAAATCAGCTGATATAACAGGTACAGCTCCTAATGAAACAGTAACCTTACCTGGTAATTGGAAGACTTCTACAGAAGCTGGCCCTGGTACAAGCTCAGTTAACACAGATTTAATCATTGGATATGAGTATGAGTTTGAAGTAGAATTACCTAAAATCTATTTAACTAGACAAGAAGGTGAAAGTTCCAAAGCTGAGACTAGAGGATCTCTAGTATTACATAGAATGAACTTTGACTTTGGGGATGTTGGTGTTATAGATGTTACATTAAAACGTAAGGGTAGGTCTGATTATACTTATACTGTAGAATCCTTAGAATGGGATAATATAAATGCATCAGAACCTGCAATAGCTGATGGTTATATGCATACTATACCTGTTTATGATAGAAATATAAATACAACTGTTATTTTAAAATCAAATCACCCATCACCTTCTACTTTGAATTCAATGAATTGGGAAGGCGATTACTCACCAAGATACTATAGACGTGTCTAAATACATTCACCCAATAACAATGGAAGCTGCTATTGATGTAGCTTCTAATCTTCGAGAGGATGATTACAGAGAAGTGTACGAAGGTCATGGTCACTTTCCACTTCTCCATCTTCCTCTTGCTGCTTTCTATGGTGATACAGTTTGGTTTGAAGTGCCAAACGGCAAGACTGCTGGCATGGCAGGAGTACAAGAAGACGGTAAAATATGGATGTTATGTACTAACGCAATCCATGACTACCCTCTTACTTTTGCTCGTGAAGCCAAACGATTTATAGAAAGTAGAGAAGAAGAACTTCTTTGGAACATTGTAGATAAACGGAATACCGCTCATCTCAAACTTCTAAAGTTTCTAGGATTCAAGTTTCTAAGGGAACTTAAACATGGTCCTAATCAATTATCCTTTATAGAATTTTGCCGTGTGCGATCCAGTATCAATCGGAATGGGCGTCATTAGAGGCGCAGGTCAAGTGGCAGCCCATGGAGAAAAGACAAGAGGTGTCCAAGCTCGAAACAGACAACGCCTCAAGTCATTTGAATATGATAATCAAAATTATATTAATGAAGTTAAACTAGATAATGCTAAATATTTCAACGATACTTTATCAGCTGAAGTAGAACAAGAAGGTGTCTTCAAAGCTATGGTAGAACAATGGAATCAAGTAGATCAACAACTTGATGAAATGTATGCTAAGAGTTCGTTTAAGCTTCAAGATGCCATGATAAAAATGTATGAGAATGAGTATGCTGGTACCCAGACTGGTCGAACAGCTGGTAGAAAAGCTGCTGCAAGTGCTAAGAAGAAAGGCTACGAGATGGCTAAAGAACTTAATGGCTTATTGCTTAAACAAGAAGAAGCTACACTCAAACAAGAAGGTGTTAGAACTGATGCTATGAGTAAAATAGATCGGCTATATGATAAAGTTCGGCACCCACCTGTACATGGTCATACACCTGTACCACCAGAATTAGAAGCTAAACCGTCTAGTGCATCGTTGATGTTAGGACTAGCTGGTACAGCTTTATCTTCATATGGAATGCATAAAGCAAATGCAGCTACAGATACTGGTATGAAATCCAGTACAGATATTACTAGTGGAGTAGATTTAGATGCTGTTAGAGCATATTCATCAAGTCCTGACCCTTATAATATATCATGACTTATCAAGAAAATATAGAACGCCTTAGAGAAC